GTGAGACTGACGGGAAAGTACCGCTACCTGACCTTCGAGGACAGGAAGAAGATCGAGGCGTGGCATCTGCTCGGAGATCGGCCGGTCGACATCGCGGCCCGCCTGAGCGTCCACCACACCACGATCTACAAGGAGCTCCAGCGAGGCGCGACCGGCGCGCTGGACGCCAACCAGCGCGAAGGGTACAGCGCAGAGCTCGCCGAGAGGCGGCTGCGTGAGAGCTTCAAGCGCAGAGGTAAACGAGCACCGGCCGCACAGTAGCCAAGAACACCCGGCAGCGCCGGGCCGAAGAAAGGAGAGCCCAACATGAAAACGATCACACGACCCCGACGCTGAAAATGGACGAGCTGCGCACCCCCTCCGCGCTGCTCTCTGAAGCGATCCGGCGGTCGTGTTTCTGCTTTTCAGGGACTCGACACCACCAAGACACCCGGCTCCGGCCGGGCCAAGACGAAAGGAGACCACCATGAACACCTACGAGATCACATTCACCAGAGAGAACGGCAGCACCGGCAAAGACCGCATCACGGCCGCCAATGAGAAGCAGGCCCGCAAAGACTTCCGCGAGATCTACCGCCACAGCAGCGCCACCATCACCGACGTCATCGTCGCGGCCGAGAATGTCCCGGCCAGCAAACAGCAGGAGCGGGATGCTCTCGACCAGATCCGGGCCATCGTGGACACCCTCGGGCCGGACAGCTACCTCGCCACAGCCTTCGCCGGATGCTTCGAGGACGCCGAGGAGAACATCAAAAACGACTTTGCGTGCAGCATGAAGCAGCGCCTCGAGAGTGCTGAGGCGAAACGCATCGAGGCCGAGCTCAGCTACAACCGCCTCGTCGACAAGACCGCAGAGAGTGAGAAAGCCTTCGAGGCTGCCCGCGCCGACATCGAAAAGAAGGACGAAGAAATCGCGGCGTTAAACGCTCGGATCTCTGCCATCCAGCGCCCCGCCGAGCCGGTTGAAATCTCGGACGAGCTTCTGGCCGACCTCGCAACCTTCTCCTCCGTGTATATCGAGCGGATCCAGAAGGCCATCATCGAGAACGTCGGGCAGATTGCCAAAAACGCCACGCTCGTGCGCCTTCTCCACCAGTACAGCACGCGCCTCGAGCAGGAGCGCATCGAGTACGCCCGCGAGGTCTACAACAGCGCGAAGCACGGCACGGAGTTCCGGCCCTCAAATAAGTGCCTCACACACGCCAGCAGCTACCGCGACGTCATCCAAGATCTGCTGCGCGGCTACTGGAGCTAAGGAGGTGAGACACATGAAACAGGGCATCAGCATCGAAAGAACCTACGACCTGCACGACAGGCCGGTCGTCAGGATCCTGAAGCGCCGGGGCCGCCTGACGCTGGAGGAAGTCAGTGACCTCCTCCGGCTCGAGGGCGGGGGCGAGTGGAGCGGCTGGTATGCCGTTCTGCTCAACTGTACCGAGGGGACGATCGGCGGGAACGGCTTGTACGACTCCGATGATCCCAAGGGCGACGCCGTCGACCTTTACGAAATCAATGAGGGCGATGACTGCCCGATCTGTGGCAAGTTCATCCCGCCCTTCCAGTATTGCCCGAGCTGCGGAGCGAAGTGGAGCGACACCAACCAGAATGTCGAGACGCTCCTCGCCTCAATGATGGAGGAGACCCGGCGCATGATCGCCACCTCCTCCAAGGAGGATGGCCGAGTCGCGTGGTACTGGTCGTTCATCGGCTCCCTCGATATGGCCCGCCAGCTCGGACTCATAACCGAGGAACGCCGCCAAGAGCTCTATGAAAAGGCGAAGGAGATGAAACCATGAACACCAAAGCCATCCGGCAGCTCGCCGACGTCACGCTGGACAAGTACCGCAGCTCAATCCCCCGCAAAGCCTTCGAGGAGTTCGTGAAGGACATCATCACCGGCGAGAACCGCGCGACCGCCTTCAGATACGAAGCGAGCCCCATCTGCCGGGCCTCATTCCCGTCCACGCTGGACGAGGATGGCGCCCGCTGCACCGTAGAGGTCACGGTCTACCGGCTGAACGCCGTGGCCGTCACCGCCTTCCTGCTGGACGGGCCCGAGACGCTGCTGCGGCACATCGGGCTCGACGAGCGGGACACATACACCACCAAGCACGAGATCGACGACCTCGTCACCGTCGTGCACATCACCAGAGAGGAGGCGCCAGCATGGCAGCACTGAGAGACATCGCCCGAGACTTCGCCGCAGAGATCCGCGACGGCATCGGCTGGACAATCGTGTATCGCACCGGCCGCTCGTGGAACGCCCTGACGATCTGGAGCGACATCTGGAACGGCGAGTGGGAGACCAACGACCTCAACGACGCCATCGGGCTCCTGAAGGCAGACCCGGACGCCGTCATCGTCAACGGCTACTACTGCGGCCACTTCGGTGAGGACATGACCATCGACGAGATCGCCGACGGGATCCGCTGGCACTACGAAGGCAGCCACAACCGCCTCGCGGACTATTGCGAAGTCACGCAAGGTCGGGACGCCCTCGAGGAGGGCCGCAAGGCTGCCGAAGCTGCCGGCCTCCCTTTCTGTGAGCGTCTGGCCGACGGAGGCGACGACGAGCTGAGCCCCTACGTCTACGACGGCAGCATGACGCTCGCCGATCGTGAGAAGATGCAGCAGGCCCGCGAAGCCTTCGAGAAGCTGGCCGACGCACTGCGGGAAATCGCCGCCAAGCTGGCCGAGGCCCTGAAGCCGGCCATCAACGCCGTGCTCTCTGCCTTCAAAAAGTTCTGGAAGGTATCGGTCAGGGCCATCGGAGTGCCGCCGAAGTGGCTGCACCTCGCGGCCCACGCAAAGAAAGCCAGAACCCGGAAGAAGTACCGCAACCGCATCCGGCGCTACGTTTTCGAGGCTCTGGCTGCGGAAGGAGGTGGAGGCCCATGACAGCCAAGTGCGTCGGCTGCGGGCTCGACTGGAACGTCAGCATCTACCAGAAGATCCCCCGCACCGGCTACATCTGCCCGCACTGTGAGAGCCGGCTCCGCGCCGGCGAGACCCTGCCGAACATTCAGGCCAGCCAGAAGGCTCGGCCGCAGAGAACGAAAGGAGCAACCCCATGAAAAAGATCGCACTCAAGAACGCCGCCCGCGGCACGGCCTTCGACTATGCCGGCCAGAGCTGGATCCTGCTGGAGAATGATGACGGCCGCGCCCTCTGCCTGAGCAAGGACATCATCGAGACCCGAGCCTTTGACGAGGGCAACTGCAACAACTTCGCCGTCGCCAGCAGCAAGGAATACCTCAACGGCGCCTACCTCGACAACCTGCTCGAGGACGTGAACGGCCCCAACGCCTTCCTGACCACGGAGCTCGACCTGACCACCGACGACGGCCTGAAGGACTACGGCACCTGCACCGTCACCATCTTCCTGCTGACGGTCGACCAGTACCGGCGCAACCGCGACGTCATCCCCAACGCAGACGACTGGTGGTGGCTGTCCACCGCATTCAGCACGAAGTCTAACGGCTACGAGTCGCTCGCCCGCCTCGTCTACGCCGATGGCGCTCTGTACGGGAACAACGCCTACTACGGCTACGTCGGCCTGCGCCCCGCTTGTTATCTGGACTCCGATCTCCTGATCTCCGTCGAGGACGACGAAGCCACCGACGACGTCACGCCGGAGCACGCCGGCGAGATCATCGCGGCGCTGGCCGAGCAGTTCGGCGGCACCTTCGCCACCGAGGATCAACTGACCACGGCCATCTCGTTTATGCTCGGCACCCTGAGAGCTACCCGCGAGAAGGAGGCCCGGCATGAGTAACCTCTCCACCCTGTTCGACCGCTACAAGGCCCTCGTCGTGTTTGATACCGAGACCAGCGGCCTCGACTTCGACAACGACCAGATCATCGAGCTCGCCGCCCTGCGCGTGGAGCGCACGGCCACCGGCGGCCTACGGATCGCCGGCAAGATGGACACCTTCATCAAGCTGCCCGAGGGCGAGACCCTCCCGGAGAACATCGTCAGCCTGACCGGCATCACCGACGAGCGGCTCCAGACCGAGGGCGTGCAGCCGGTCAAGGCAGCCGGCCAGATCGCCAAGCTCATGCAGAACGGCCCGACCCTGATGATTGCCCACAATGCACAGTTCGACGCCTGTTTCCTCCGTGGCCTGCTCCGAGGCCAGAAGGTCGGCCGGATCGACTGGCTGGACAGTCTGACGGTTTACAAAGACCGCAGGGCCTACCCGCACAAGCTCGCCAACGCGATCATCGCCTACGACCTCACCGGCAAGGTGCAGAACAGCCATCGCGCCATCGACGACGTGCTGGCCCTGTTCGAGGTGCTGAAGGCGATGGACGACGAGCGCGAGGATCTCGGCAGCTACGTCAACCTGTTCGGCTACAACCCCAAGTACGGCGTCAGCGGCCGCCGGATCGTGGGCGTCAGATATGAGCCGCAGAGCTTCAGCAAGGGCCTGACTCGCCCGGAGCAGACGCTCCCGGCCCGCGTGGCGCGGAGGTGACAGCATGAGCCCGGAGATCACGATCACGAGCGAGGAGCTGCGCGAGCGCGTCGAGGATCACCTTGACCGCTGGATCCCTGACGACGTCTGGAACCGTGCCGAGCCCTACGCCCGCCACAAAAAC